ACTGTCCAGCTCTTGATGTCTGAGGACGCCGAGGTCAAGATTGTCGTCTCGTATCCGGACCCCGCCATCTCGCAGGAAGAGATTGCTACTGTGCAGGCCCAGGCAGCCGCTGCCGGCGTGGAGGCTCCGCCCGTGCCCATGCTGCACGACGTGCAGATCAAGCGCGTGGTGCGCGATGGCCGCATCCGCATCATGGCGGTGCCCCCTGAGGAGCTGATCATTGATCGGCGCGCTCGCTCGTTTGAGGAGGCCGGCATCATCGCTCACCGTCAGATGCTGACCGTGGGAGATCTCCTTGAGATGGGCTACGACATGGATGAGATCGAGCCCAATATCTCGTCTACCGATCTGGATACGAACGACGAATATCTGGCTCGCCAGCCGCTGTCTACCACGATGGGATCGAATGATTCCATGAACCCGATGCAGCGGCGCCTGCTGTACGTCGAGGCGTATGCACGGATTGACTATGACGGCGACGGACTGCCGGAATTGCGCAAGATTTGCTGCATGGGCTCGGCTTACAAGGTCGTTCGCAACCTGCCTGGCTCTTATATTCCCTTCGTCGATTTCCCGTTTGACCCTGAGCCGCACACCTCGCCTATCGAGGCGATGAGCGTGTTCGATATCACGCACGACGTCCAGGAGATCAAGTCGCAGGTTCTTCGCAATACCTTGGACTCTTTGGCGCAGTCGATCCACCCGCGCACCGCGGTCGTCGAGGGCCAGGTCAATATCGACGACGTCCTCAACAACGAGACCGGTGCCGTAATCCGTATGCGCGCCCCCGGCATGGTCCAGCCCCTGTCGCAGCCCTTCGTGGGCCAGGCTGGGTATTCGATGCTCGAGTACCTGGACCAGCTGCGCGAGGACCGCACCGGCATGAGCAAGGCCGCGATGGGGCTGAACGCTGACGCGCTGCAGTCGTCCACGAAAGCGGCTGTTGCGGCCACGATCAGCGCCTCACACGGTCGTATTGAGCTGACTGCGCGCATCATGGCCGAGGGCTTTAAAAAGCTCTTTAAAGGCATTTTGTACCTGCTGACCACGCACCAGGACAAGCCGCGGATGGTGCGCCTGCGTAACCAGTGGGTTGAGATTGACCCGCGCGCCTGGGATGCGTCGATGGATGTATCCGTGAACGTCGGCCTGGGCCAAGGCGACGTTAATGAGCGTCTGCAGGCTCTGACGATGATCTCGCAGATGCAAAAGGCGATTGTCGATCAGTACGGCCTGATGAATCCGATGGTCACGCCTCAGATGTACTCGCGCACGCTGCAGAAGATGGTGGAGCTGTCCGGCTTTAAGGATGCCTCGCAGTACTTCCAGATGATCCCGGCGGACTTCCAGATCCCGCAGGAGCCGCCCAAGCCTACGCCGGAAGAAGTGCTCGCTCAAGTGCAGGCCGAGTCTATCCAGGCGGATATCCAGAAGAAGGCGGCGGAGCTGGAGCTCAAGCGCCAGGAGATGATGCGCGATGACGACTATCGCCGCGACCAGCTGGCTCAAGAGTTTCTGCTGAAAAAATACGAGTTGGAATTAAAGTACGGCACCCAGATCAGCAACGCCGAATTGATGGCGATGCAGAACGTGGACCGTGAAGCAATGCGTCAGCAGACGGCCATTGTGCAGTCTGCTATGCAGGCAGCTCAGGCGCCCCAGGCGTCTGTTCCCATCAACCTTAGTGGAATGGCTCAATGACGGAAGAGGAAGCGGTACGAAAAGGCCGTAAAGCGCAGCAACTGCTGGAGGATGAAACCCTAGCGGCTGCGCTGGCCAAATTGGAGAACGATCAACTTTGGGTATTCAAGTCAACGCGAGCAGAAGAGGTGGCAAAGCGCGAGCAGTGCTGGTCCATGCTCAAGGCGATTGAGTCGCTGCGGCTTGAGCTCACAAAGGTGATCGATAACGGCAAGGTAGCGCAGCGCGCTATCGAGCGTATTCAAAAGAAATAACTGAAGGATTTTTAACCAATGAATGCACCTACGCCCCAGGCAAGTGCGCCCACTGGCCCCCTGAATATGGACCAAGCGGTCCAAGCACTCGCCGCGATACTGCCTGATGAAGGACAACAGGAAAGCAGCGAGACGCAGGAGTCACAACCTCAAGATGAGGAAGTGACTGCGGCAGCCCCTGATGAACTTACCGGAGACGAAGACAATCTGGTAACGGAGCCCGAGGCTGAACAACTTGAGTCTGAAGAAGACACCCAGGAGGAAGCAAAGCCCGAGGTCTTCACCGTCAAGGTTGACGGTAAGGAGGTCGAGGTCACTTTGGACGAACTCCAGAAGGGCTATTCACGGACCCAAGACTACACCCGGAAAACGCAGCAGGTTGCCGAGGCGCGTAAAGCGGCCGAAGCTGAACTGCAGGCAGTCCGGGCCGAGCGAGAGCAATATGCTCAGTTGTTGACGGCGTTAAGTGAGCAGGTCAAGACCGCGGCAGAGCCACAAATTGACTGGGACCGCCTCTATCAAGAGGACCCCATTGAGTATGTGCGGCAGCGGGAGGTGATGCGAGAGAACCGGGAAAAGGCTGCGGCTATTCAGGCCGAACAGGCGCGGCTTGCCGATATCTCGCAAAAGGAGCAGATGGAGCAGTTTCAGGCTTTGAAGGCCAAAGAGTCTGAAGCGCTCATCGAAGCGTTGCCGGCGTGGAAAGATCCCGCAAAGGCAAAGGCTGAGAAAGCAATGCTCGTTGAATTCGGTCAGAAGATGGGATTCACACCGCAAGAGCTTGGCAACATTTACGACCACCGGGTGGTCTTGGCGCTGCGTAAAGCTGCGCTGTATGACCAGATGCAGGCCAAACGGGCCAACATCAAACCGGCTAACAACGGACCGCGACCTGCCAAGCCTGGCGCAGCAGGAAGAGTGTCTCAAATGAGTGATAGCGCTCGAGCGAACCAGCGTCTTGCCAAAACCGGCCGCGTCGATGATGCGGCTTCTGCAATCGAACTTTTATTGAGGTAAATCATGGCTATCGTGACTAATACCTTCACTACCTACTCTGCCAAGGGTATCCGTGAAGACCTGAGCAACGTTATCACCAACATCTCCCCCGAGGAGACGCCCTTCATGAGCAACATTGGTCGCGAGAACGTGACCAACACGCTGTATGAGTGGCAAACCGACGCGCTGGCTGCCGCTGCTGCCAACGCCCAGCTGGAAGGCGACGACGTCACTTCGTTTGACTCCGTCACCGCCACTGTGCGTCTGCAGAACTACGCGCAGATCAGCCGCAAGACCATCGTCCTGTCGAACACTGAAGAAGTGGTCAACAAGGCCGGTCGTCGCTCGGAAGTCGCCTATCAGATCGCCAAGCGTTCCGCGGAACTCAAGCGCGATCAAGAATTCGCGATGCTGAACAACACTGGCACTACCTCTGGTAGCACCACTGCTGCTCGCACCACGGCTTCGCTGGGCGCTTTCATCAAGACCAACGTTGACTATGACACCACCAACGGCGTCAACCCCAGCTACACCACCCTGCCTACGCTGGGTCGTACTGATGGCACCGTGCGTACCTTCACCGAAACCATCCTGAAGAACGTGATTCAGAAGGTGTGGTCTCAGGGTGGTACCCCCAAGATCCTGATGGTGGGTCCCGTCAACAAGCAGCGCGTGTCTGGCTTTGCCGGTATCGCCTCTTCGCGTTTCAACATCGACGGCGGTGCGCGTCCTGCCACCATCATCGGTGCTGCCGACATCTATGTGTCGGACTTCGGTAACGTGCAAGTGGTGCCTAACCGCTTCCAGCGTGAGCGTGACGCCTGGGTCCTGGACCCCGACTACGCCAAGATGGTCGTGCTGCGTCCGTACCAGCAGGTTGAACTCGCCAAGACCGGCGACGCTGAAAAGCGTATGCTGATCGTCGAGTGGGGCCTGAAGATCCTGGCCGAAAACGCCCACGGTCTGGCTGCTGACCTGGTGACCTCCTAATCGGAGTCAAGGGGACCGGGGAAACCTGGTCCCCTTTTTTAACTTCTAGCCAAAAAATGACAAATTCAAAACTGTTTGACGTAAACAAGGACCTGGGGATTACCAGGACGTGGCACTACGACGAAGAAAAAGACGAGGCCACCATCCAGACGCAGCAGGATGTGTCTGCGATCATTGAAGAGAACAAGCAAGAATTTAATCAGGTGGATGAGCGCGCACGCTGGGGCGAATGGTCCCGCGTGGCGTCGATTCCGCTGAGTCTGTATTACCAGATGAAGGCCGAGGGCAAGCTCGATGACGAGGCGTATATGAAGCGTTGGATCAACGATCCTGAAAATCGTCACTTCCGCGTGCGTCCGGGGCAGGTATGAAGACGAACTACATCGCTGTCTGCACCCCTGCGCGTGACATGGTCCACACCATGTTTACCTACGATCTTGTTAACCTCGTGTGTTACCACACGTTAAACACGAACGACGCGATCTCGCTGAAGATCTCTGAAGGTACGCTGATCGCAAACCAGCGCGCCGAGTTGTCTCTGGATGCGATGCGCGAAGGCTGCACGCACCTGCTGTTTATTGACTCGGATATGCGTTTCCCGCAGGACATGATCTCGCGCCTGCTAGCGCATGACGTTGATATTGTGGCGACGAACTGCGCCAGGCGCCGGATGCCCACGGGACCGACGGCTCAGGTGTATAAGGAAAATGGCGACCGCGAGCTGGTCTGGACAATGCCAGAGAGCACCGGCCTGCAGGAAGTGGGCTCGGTCGGCATGGGCGTAATGCTCATCAAGTCCAGCGTGTTCAAGGCGTTAAGTGAGCCCTGGTACGAGACGCCCTGGCGTAGCGATAAGCGCGGATACATCGGTGAAGATGTGTTTTTTTGTAAGAAGGCGCGCGAAGCTGGCTTTAAAATCTGGATTGACCACGATGTCTCGAAAGAAATCGGGCACATTGGAATGTTTGAGTTCAAGCACGATCACACCTGGGCGATCAAGGATCTGGAAAAAGCGAGGGAAACCTAATGGCACTGACGACATACACCGAGCTGAAGGCGTCGGTTGCCGACTGGCTAAACCGCACCGACCTCACCAGCGTTGTCCCGGACTTCATTGCTCTGGCCGAGGCTCAGATCGAGCGCACGCTGCGTACCCGTCAGATGATCGTGCGCGCTACCGCGTCGATTGATACCGAATACAGCGCTGTGCCGGCTGACTTTCTGGAGACTAAGTCGATCAAGCTGAACACGAACCCGGTAACGGCGCTTACGTTTGAGTCGATCGACGCTCTTGATAGCCTCAAATCTACAACTTATATATCTGCGGGTAAACCCCAGTATTTCGGCATTGTGGGCGGTCAGATTCGCGTGCTGCCGGTGCCGGACAACACCTACACCGCAGAGCTGATTTATTACGCGAAACTGACTAAGCTGTCCGCGTCGGTTGCATCGAACTGGCTGCTGTCGCAGGCGCCTGATGTATATCTTTACGGCTCGCTGATGCAGGCTGCGCCGTATTTGAAAGATGATGCCAGAATCCCAGTGTGGGCCGCGATTTACACTCGGGGCCTTGAGGAGCTGCAGATTGCCGACGACCGCGGCGCTACGTCTGGCGGTGCCGTGATGATGCGGGCCAGGACTTTCGGATAAGGAGTGTTTTAAATGTCATCGTTTACCGACTACACCGAGAACCTGGTTCTTAACTGGCTTCTCACCACCAACAGCGCCACCCGCCCGACGGCGTGGTATATCGGCCTTTTCACGGCTGCCCCGTCCGACACGGGTGGCGGCACTGAAGTGTCCGGCAACGGCTACGCCCGTACCGCTACCGGCACGATTACGGTTTCCGGAACCTCTCCTACGAATGCCACGAACTCGGCCGCGATTGAGTTCCCCGCTGCCTCTGGTGGTAACTGGGGCTCCATTGGCTGGGCCGGCATTTTCGATGCTTCCACCAGTGGCAACCTGCTGGCCTGGGCGGCTTTGAGCACCTCGCGCACCATCAATGATGGCGACGTGCTGCGCATTCCGGCCGGCGATCTGGACGTGACCTTGACCTAACGGATCATGGCTGCCTACGGCTCCGGGCCATACGGAGGCGGGAATTACTCCTACGGGGTAACGCTCGGGGCCGTAACTTTCACTGCCGCGTCTACCGCGGCAGTTTCCGCTGTTCGCTATGCGATAGGTTCGTTCACTAGCGCCGCGTCTTCGACAATGGCGGCATCTGCCGCGGTCGTAAAAGACGCATCATTTTCTGTTTCCGCGTCTTCCTCTGCCTCGGTTAGCGCCCAGCGGGTGGCTATTGGCGCGGCGGCTGTATCGTCTGAATCCAGCTGCAGCATCTCGGCGCTGCGTTACGCCATAGGCGCTTTCACGTCGGCCAGCTCGTCCGCGGTCAGCGTTTCCGCCGTCCGTTACGCGATTGCGTCGTTTGCGGCGAATGATGAGAGCGCGATGTCGGTCTCGGCCATCCGGGTGCCGATTATCTTTATCGAGATTGACGCCTGGGCCGAGATGACGGTCAGTACCAGCGTCATCGTCAATCAGGCGGTGACGATTAGTGCCGAATCGTCGTTTGAGATTAACGGCGTCAAGATCCAGCGCACCCCAATATTGATTGCATCGGACTCTGGCATAAGCATCAATGCTGTTCTAAAATGGGTGCCAGAATCTGACACGGCAGAAACATGGACGAGCATCCCAGACACGAGCGAGGTCTGGACTGCGGTTTCTGACGCCTCCACAAGTTGGGTCGCACAGAGCGACACCGCAGAAACTTGGACCCCTATTTCTGAAAACTCTGAAACGTGGCAGATTGCTGCATGAGGTGATAAATGGCCGATACAACTACCACTAACCTGCTGCTGACTAAGCCAGAAGTCGGTGCATCCACGGATACGTGGGGCACGAAGATCAATACCGACCTCGATAGCCTGGACGCTGTTTTTGCCGGCGCAGGTAATGGCACGTCTGTCGGCCTGAATGTCGGCGCAGGTAAGACCCTGACGGTGGCCGGCACGCTGGCTTCTTCGGGCACTGTCAACGCCTCGGGCGATGTCAACTTCACCAGCACCGGCGCGGTCCAGGTTCCTGCTGGAACGACGGCAGAGCGCCCCACTGGCACCACCGGCGATTTCCGTTTTAACAGCACCTTGAGCAAGTTCGAGGGCTACAACGGCAGCGCCTGGGGCGCAGTCGGTGGCGGTGCAACGGGTGGCGGCTCTGATGCTGTTTTCATTGAGAACGATCAGACTGTGACGACGAACTACACTATCAGCTCGGGCAAGAACGCGGGCACCTTTGGTCCTGTGACGATTAACAGCGGGGTGACTGTGACGGTTCCCTCTGGCTCCGTCTGGGCTGTGATCTAAGGAGTTATCAGATGTCTTTAATTTTGAGCGGATCTAGCGGCCTGTCAGACGTTGACGGTTCCGCTTCGACGCCGTCGCTTCGTGGCACGGATGCCGATAGCGGCGTCTTCTTCCCCGCTGCTGACACGGTGGCTATTGCTACGGGCGGCACGGAGAGGGTTCGGACCGATAGCTCGGGCAACGTGGGCATCGGGACGAGTTCGCCTGCCTCAAGACTCCATGTGTCCAGCACATCGGCAGAAACAGCAAGGGTCCAAAGCACAAGTTCCGGGCCGTACGCCTCTTTCTATAACAGTTCAGCCAATCGTGCGGGCTATATGGAGTGGAGCACCTCTGCTCTTAAGATAGACGCAGAAAGCGGCGCTAGCTCTACCCTAGCCTTTCTAACGGCTAACAACGAACGCGCCCGCATCGACTCCAGCGGGAACCTGCTGGTGGGCAAAACTTCCGCTGATGACTCAACGACAGGTTTCGCCTACCGCGCATCAGGCTACATATCCGCCGCACGGAACGGCGGGGCGCCTTGCTACTTCAACCGCACAGGCACCGATGGGGCCGTGGTTGAAATTGCAAACGACGGCTCAACGGTTGGATCTATTTCCGTCAGCGGCTCCTCTACCGCCTACAACACTTCGTCTGACTATCGGCTAAAAGAAGACATCCAACCGATGTCTGGAGCACTTGCCAAAGTTGCAGCGCTCAAGCCAGTGACTTACAAATGGAAGGTGGACGGCTCTGATGGCGAAGGTTTCATCGCGCATGAGTTGCAAGCGGTTGTCCCTGACTGCGTAACCGGCGCTAAAGATGCAGTAGATGCTGAAGGCAACCCCGTCTACCAAGGCATCGACACCAGCTTCCTAGTCGCCACGCTGACTGCTGCTTTGCAAGAGCTGAAGGCCGAACTCGACGCAGCCAAGACCCGCATCGCCGTGCTTGAAGGAGCCGCACAATGAGCCTCGTAAAAATTTCGGGCAACGCCACGGGCACGGGCATCTTCACGATTGCCTCGCCAAACGGCAACACGGATCGGACGCTGACGCTGCCGGATAACACGGGAACCATCCTGACGACTGGCACGGCGGGTGTGCCGGTGAACGGGCCTGCGTTTAGTGCGTATAACACTAGCTATCAAACTCTTGCGAACACCACGTATACAAAAATAGCATACAACACAGAAGAATTTGACACGGGGAGTTGTTACGATACAACCAACTATCGTTTCACTCCAAATGTTGCTGGATATTACCAATTGAATGCAATTATTGGGTTTACCGCAAATGCAACTGGGGCCGTGTTTCTGAGACTATATAAAAACGGAAGCGCATTTAAAGATGGCATTTACGTCCCAAATGCAAATACCGGTCCAGAGTTAGTTTGTTCTTGGCTTGCCTATGCAAACGGCTCAACAGATTATTTTGAAATTTATGGATGGCAAAGTTCCGGTGGAAATTTAAGCGCTGGCTCTGGTAGCTCTTTTATGACTTTTAGTGCCAGCATGGTGAGAGGCGCATGATGAGCCTGTACGAAAAAATCAAAGTCCTGTACCCTGAACTCACGGACCGTGACTTCATGACCGTCATCACGCTACAAAACGACAGCGACGGCAAAGGCGATTACATCGCCAAGTGGGAACACCCGACGCTTGCGCGTCCGACTGAGGAGCAACTTGCATGAGCACAGTAAAGGCAACCAGCTATTACGACAAAGACGGCACCAGCAATGCCGTCCTGTACGGCGTGGCCTCGCCCACGGGGTCGATGGGGTTCAGAAATCGGATTCTGAACGGGGACTGTCGCATTGACCAGCGCAATGCTGGGGCGAGTG